TCTTTCATAGTATTATTATATCACAGTTAGTCTTGTTTGTCAACCTCTGGTTCTGGTGTCACATCTTCAAATTCAGCATCGATTGTATTATCATCTTTTTTCTTTTCTTCTTTTTTAGGTTCTTGTTTTGGCTGATCCATAACAAATTCTTTAACTTTTGCTGATGACTCATATAAAGTTTTTAGTTTCTCTTTTATATCTTCAACATTTTCACCTTTAAGTGCTTCTTCAAGATTTGCAATGTCAGCATTGATTTTAGTTGTTTCTTCTTCTGGAACTTTATCTCCTTTTTGTTTCATAAGTGTCTTCGCACCAAAGACTTGTGACTCAGCTTCGTTTATTAATTCGATCTTCTCTTTGATCTTAATGTCAGCTTCTTTGTGCAACTCGGCATCTTTTACCATTTGATCAACTTCTGTGTCTGATAGTCCACCAGATGCTTGTATAGTTATCTTCTGTTCTTTATTTGTACCTTTATCTTTAGCAGATACACTTAGGATACCATTTGCGTCAATATCAAATGTCACTTCAATTTGAGGAGTACCTTTTGGTGCAGATGGAATACCATCAAGGTTAAAAGTACCAAGTGATTTATTATCTTTTGCAAGTTGTCTTTCTCCTTGTGTTACTATAATACTAACAGCACTTTGATTATCTTGTGCAGTAGAAAATGTTTGACTTTTCTTCGTAGGTATCGTTGTGTTCTTGTCAATAATTTTTGTAGTTATACCACCTAGTGTTTCAATACCTAATGATAGAGGTGTCACATCTAAAAGTAATACATCGGTTACATCACCTGCTAATACACCACCTTGAATTGCAGCACCTATTGCCACAACTTCATCTGGATTTACACCTTCGTTAGGTTTCTTACCAAAAAACTTTTCGACTTCTTCTTTAACTTTAGGCATTCTTGTCATACCACCAACGAGTACGACTTCAGTAATATCTGAAGCATTTACACCTGAATCTTTTAGTGCCGTTCTACAAGGTTCTAATGATTTCTTGATTAGACCTGATACTAAACTTTCAAATGTTGATCTATTTAATTTAAGGTTTAAATGTTTAGGTCCTGATTTATCAGCAGTAATGAAAGGTAAATTAATATCTGTTTCAATTACAGATGATAATTCACATTTTGCTTTCTCAGCTGCTTCTCTAACTCTTTGTAATGCGAGTTTGTCTGGTTTTAAATCTATGCCTGTATCATTTTTAAATACAGATAAAAGATGATCTACAATAGTATTATCAAAGTCTTCACCACCTAGTGATGTATCACCATTTGTAGATTTAACTTCAAAAACTCCATCACCTATTTCTAGTATTGATACGTCAAATGTACCACCACCAAGATCATAAACGGCTACTGTGCCTGATTTTTTTTTATCTAAACCATATGCCAATGCAGCAGCAGTAGGTTCATTGATTATTCTTTTAACATCAAGACCTGCAATCTTACCTGCGTCTTTAGTTGCCTGTCTTTGAGAGTCATTAAAATAAGCAGGTACTGTAATAACTGCTTCTTTAACTTCTGTTCCTAAATACTTTTCAGCAGTTTCTTTCATCTTCTGTAAAGTGAAAGCAGAGATTTGTGCTGGTGAATACTTTTTACCTTTTGCTTCTACCCAAGCATCTCCGTTGTCTGCTTTAATAATTTTATATGGTGTTGTTTGTATATCTTTCTGTACAGATTTTCCATCAAATGTTCTACCGATTAATCTCTTAACTGCATAGATAGTGTTCTCTGGATTTGTTATCGCTTGTCTTTTTGCTGGTGTACCAATTAATGTTTCATCACCAAATGATACTACGGAAGGTGTTGTTCTTGCACCTTCTACATTTTCTAATACTTTTCCTTGCGATCCTTCCATTACAGATACACAAGAGTTTGTTGTTCCTAAGTCTATTCCTATTATTTTACTCATTATATATTTCTCCTTTCTATGCTATATAATCACTATTTTTCAAATGTCAAGTGTTATTTTAAAAAAATTCATCTAAATTTGATTTCTTTTCAAAATTCCATCCGATTGCATTTACAATAAATCTCAATGGTTCTAAAAATGATTTGGTAAACATTTCATCATAGTTTATATATTGATGTAGTTTAAATTCTTTTGGCAGTTTAGTTGAGAATGATATAACATTCTCTCTCAAAGGATTAGGTTCTTTCAATGCAATAAACTTAATCTTATCGCCGTCTTGTATTGTTTCATACTTAACTAGTTTGTGTTTCTTCAATTGATTGTTATAAAGTAAAGCACCTCTCACATGAATAGGTGTTGACTTCTGATATATATCTTTTGATGAAGAATACTTTTTAAGATTATTACAACTTCTAGGATATGCAATATCTTCAGGTGGTAACTTCTTAAAGTGTATTCTAAAATTTTCTATGAATTCAATCAATGCCGATTCGTCTTTTGTCATAATCACTTTTAATGCTTCTTTAATCTTTACACGACAAGGTGCAGGAGTTGAAGACTTGACAGCCTCGATACCCATGATCTTTAGTTTAGGTTCTTTTAGATTGATACCATCTTCATTAAATACATTTAAAATATATCTTTTCTTAGCAGTCCATATACCTTTGTTAGCGATCACTTCTCTTTTCATAATCATCTTCTGATCGTAAGCATTAACATACTTTGCCAGTTTAGCAAAACTAGAATCAATAAATGGTTGTAGTTTTTCTTCAGAAAACTTATCTAATACTTTTACAATCTTTCTATTATCAGATTTATCTTTAAATATCTTATTAACCATGCCACCTAGTTTAACATAGATTGAATCTGTATCAGAAGCAACAACATAAGCAATACTTTTAGTACTCAATAGTTTATTTAAATATTCATTTACATCACGTTCAATCCATCTGATAGTTAATTGACCTGCCATTGTAATACCTTCAGCGTGTCTTACATCAAAGTATTTAAAGTATTGATTACCGATTGCACCATAGGCACTATTCAAAGCAATCTTTCTTGACAACTGAATATTATAGTTTGTAGATATCTCATTCTTTAATCTTTCATCACCAGTTTCTTCATATAATGCTTTTGCTTTAGCCATTTTGTTTTTATATATGACACGTTCTTTATACAATTTATCCATAAGTTCAGGTAAGAAACCCTGCTTGTCTGTCCTAAATTGAGCACCATTGGGAGTGATAGTTCTCGTATCTAGGTCAGACAGATCGGATTTTTGATTTAACATATTTTCTACATTAACACGATTAGGATCATAACCAACCATGGTTTCAGGAGAGATATTGTATTGCATAATTAAATGCGGATACAAACTGTTTAAATCGAAACTTACAATCCAGTCGTGAAAACCTACAACAGGATCTTTTACATAAGCACCTTCATAACCTCTTGACTCTTTAGACTCTACGACAGCAGGTGCAACAATATTTTTAGATTTTAAATGATTGAATATAATAGTATCCCACATTCTTACTTGACCAAAACAATCTTGATAATTAACCTTTGCCTCATAAGCCATAGTCAAATGCAACTCGATTAACTTCATCTTGTCTTCTAGTTTATCAACAAGTTCTACATCTTGAATATTGTATTCTATAAACTGTTGATAATCTTTTTGATAAAACTCTTTAAATGTATCATAAGGATTCTCGTGTTTGTTTTCGCCTAGTTCTACTTCACCTATGTAATCAAGTTTATAACTCTCACGTCTAACAAATGTATGTTTACGATATAGGTCAAGATAATCTAATACAGAAACACCCATGATGTCCCAATAGTTTTGTTCTTTATTAAAACCTTTTGCTGTCACTCTAGCACTTTGTTGTGATACTACATTCCAAGGACTAAATTTCAATATATATTCATCGCCCATGAGTCTTCTAAATCTATTCATTAGAAAAGGTATGTCAAAGAATTTTACATTCCAACCTGTGACAATATCAGGATTATATTCTAGCCAAAATTCTAAAAACTTTTCAATCAATGCAGTTTCACCATTGCATTTAATAAATCTAACATCACCACGATCATTTACAAAGTCACTCATGCCAAAGACTATGATCTTCTTTGTTGTATGTTCTTTTACTGTAATAGAAATTAAAGGTTGATCTGCCTCGTCTGGGTTTGGGAAACCATTCTCACTCTCACACTCAATATCAATTGTAAGTATTCTTATTTGTTTAATATCCCAATCAACTTTTTTAGGAAACTCATCTGCAATAAATGGATATTGATATCTTGTATTACCAAAGTATTCAAAACCACTTACATCTTTATACTGATCGATCCACTTCTTTGCTTCAGGCATACTTTCAAAAGTAACCTTACCTACATTACGGCCGTCTAGTGTTTTATATTTTGATTCTTTACCTGATGGTACAAATAGTGATGGCTTGTAATTAATTCTAAACTTCTTATGACTACCATCGTGATTGACACCACGAACCAATAGCCTGCCACGATACGGCAATACTGAAGTATAGAATTTCATTACTGTTTATATTTGTTTGTTGTTAAAATGTTTTTTTAGATTTATAAGTTTTTCTTCCGCATTGGAAAGTTGTTCTAATAATTTATCTAGTTCAATCAAGTGCTGAGGGTGTTCGCCTATTGCAACTGGATTGTCAAAGTAAATTATCATTGTAGCATTTGCCGAAGCGATATCAGCGATATACTTCTTCTCTAATGCTTTATATAGTGGGTTGTCTGCTTGATGATTTTGTGCCATTGTTCACTCCTTTTAATTATATATTATTATTATATCATATTTAGAATAGATTGTAAAGCGTTTATTCTAAACTAAATTTAGTTGTCACTACATATTTTCTGTCTGGATTTACCATTACATTTACTCTACTCATAAACTCTCGGTCAAATAGAATTGGTGTTCTATCTTCTCTATTATCTAAAGTAAATTCTGTTTCGTACATTCCACCTAAAAATTCTACATCTAATTTAATTACAAATCTATTTTCATCATAATCTCTTAAACCACCTACTGAAATTTCTTCTTTACGAATTATATCACTAGTGATGGTCTTACCTAGTAAACTCCATTTGACCTGTTTACCTATGACTTTCATATTATCAGCATGAATAACTGGCATACCAGAATTACCTGTGTCAAACTTAGCAACAATTTCACCAAAAGGTTTAATTGATACTACTTCTTTATACCCACATTCACTCGGTACTTTAATCCAGTTCTTCTTGTTGGCAAAAAATTGTATGATTTCTTTACTAATATTCTGACCACTTGCTTCTTCTATACCTTCTGTACCAGGAGATGAGTTCACTTCAATAACGAATGGTGGATCCTTCTCTCTATTCTTACTTGGTATAAAGTCAACAGCAGTCCATACTCCATTAACTGCTTTTGCAGCCAATAGACTTGCTTCTATTTCTATTTCTGTTAGTTTAATTTTTTCTGGTTTAGAACCTTGTGACACATTACTTCTAAAGTCACCTTCGATTACAGGTCGTTTCATTGTAGCAAGTACCTTGCCACCTAATACTAATACTCTAACATCATAATCTGTTGGGATATATTCTTGTAAAAGTAAATCAGTATCTTCATCTTGTTTATAAATTAATTGTACGATACTGTCTAGTGATTTTTCTGATTCAACAAATAATACACCTACACCTTTTGACCCTCTCAATGTTTTCATTATGACAGGAAATTTACTATCTAGTTTATCAAATGCTAATACAGCCTTTTCAGGATCATTTACTAAAACTGTTTTAGGTTGTTTG